TCCGTAACTTCGAACGGGTACGCCTTGGGAGAGATTGTTTTTATTGAGTCGTATTTGAAAACCTTGTCGAGCCATTGCGCTTCTACTTCTGCGCTCGTGCTCATCTATCGACCACCCACGCACCAAGCGACGGCTTTACTGCCACGTCTGGCGCTCCATCCGTGCCCGAGTCCATCGGTAGATTCACCTTGGTTAGCATGCCGGTATATTTCTGCTCGAATATCTCTGCCCGCACCGCAAACTTATCGTTTGACTCTACAAGCTGTGAGAGGTTGGCGAGCGCTATCGCTTTAAACGCGAGGGCCAGCCTTAGCTTGTTGAGGTCGAAGAGTTTTGACCAAACGAGCCCGCGATCTTCTAGGTCCTGTTTAAGCTCGGTTTCTGCCGTCGAGAGCATGTTCGCCAGCTCCTCGTTCCCGAGGTATGATTCTATGGCCGGGTAGATCCTCTTCAGATCCTCAACCGAGGTTCCGGGTATACTACCGACGCCCGCCGCCCGTATTACGCGAAACGCTCTAATAACGGTCTGGGTTTGCTCGCTGTCCTGGTTGACGAAGTTAATCGCCTCCCAGTACCACTTCTCGTCTATCTGAGAATCTGGATCGGGGTCGTCAATCGCCGCTATCGTATAGCGCCGAGGATACGGCTCTACAGCGTCCTCGTTCCATGTCGAGACTGTTTGCACAGCCCCGGTCCCGTTCTGCGCCTCGTCTCTAGTTGGAGCCTCTGCGAAAACGTATATAGCTGGTGTTTGGCTCGGCAAAAGTAAAGGCTCCGTACCCCTTAAAGGGTAGAACGCTCTCTTTATATCCAAGCCAAACAGAAAGATTTCGCTCATTTCCTGCCTTTCTGGTTCGCGACTTTATTCGCGATCTCTGTCGCTTTTTTGAGCGCTGAGTCATAGGTTGAATTGATTCCACACTTTTCGTTGTGTTCTTTGATGTTCCTCGCGACGATATCCCGAGCCTCAATCGCTCGCTCGTCGTTGGTCATCCTTCTGCGCCGTTGATACTCGGCTGTGTTTGTTGGGTCGTTATCGCTTGAGCTCACGCCTTTTCTCCTCCACCTTTGCAGTCATCACATCAGTCGCGAGAGCCTGAACTCTCGGATCTATATTCGCGCCCGTCTGCTGATTGACGAAGCGCTGTATGTCGATATGCTTGGGCACGTTCATATTCAGGTTTCCGCAGCCTAGGACCTTGTGGCCGCGCCGTGCTATCTCTTCGAGATTAGCAATTGCACCATGACACCCCCTCACGTTGAGGTAGTACACCTCTGGGATATGCTCCTCTTGCATGTTCTTCGTATGCTTGCGAAGGCACCCGAATTTAACATAGGGATATTTTGGGATATCATTGTCTGCCATTGTATTTTTCCTCTAATAAAAAAAGGGGCGGAAGCGGTGGAAGAGGGGCCACTCCCGCCCCGGGTACAACAGATCTAGTTAAGTATCAGAACGGATTTCGCATGCTGCGCTGTCGTGCCAGAGGCCGACACCGTAGAACATGTGGGTAGATACCTCGTAGCTGAATCCAGCCACTTGAGAAGCCACCCCGTGTCCAGTCCAGCGAATATTCGTCTCAGGTGCTCCGCCCAATACTGAAGCGAAAGCATAGCGAGGGTTGAATATTACGCCCTGGTCGTCCGAGCCTGTCTCGCTCAAGCCAGTGGTTGCGTAAATATCGATACCGAGAAAGTTCCCCCGGTAGTTATTCGCTTGAGGAACTCCGCTGATAAACTGAGTAGCGAGAGCGTTAGTCCATACAGCCGCGCCAGCGTTGACGACAAGCTTCTGAAGCTCATAGACGCCCTTAAAGTCCAGAACCGCTACGAGCGGGCCAGGAGGGCATAGAGCGTTGAGAACCTTGTACTGCCCTTCGAGAAGGGTATCAGTTGTAAGGGTTGTCGATGCTGTGACTGCGAGCGTGATCGAGTTGATGAGAGCGTTGCAGTCGTCATCAAAGAGGCGAGCGAGTGCTCGTCCCTGCTCGTCAGCGACTCTCGCGAGAGAAGCGCCGTTGCCACCGAAGCGAAGCGCCTCGACAGAAATCGGAGAGCCTACGACCGCCTTAGCTGCAGTGATAGTTACCGAGGTGTCTGTCAGGTCGCTGTTGGTGTCGGTAGGTGTGTATACCGATCCCTCAGTAACCGCTTCTGCGATTACCGATCCCGATATGCGAAACTTCTTCGCAATCGCGTCGGCTGGAAGATCCTCAGAGTAAACGAGGTTCATCCAGATGGACGCCTCTTTAAACGCTTGAGGAATAAGTGCGGAAACGACTGTTCCAGTCGTAACCATGTCTGAGCGGGTTGTGAGCCCATCTGCTGGAAGTGCCATAAATCAAAACTCCAAAACAAAAAGGAAGCTCAAAGGCTTCCGATAAAGTGATATTTAAAAGGTTTAGTTAGTCGTTCGGCCTCTTCATGAGGTCGTGAATCAGGGTCAGCACAAGCCTCTCAAGGTTTGCCGTGCTTGAGGTTCCCCCGGCGTAAGCGCGAAGGGGGGTGAAGTTGTTGAGGCTGTAGTGCCCGTAATTGAACTGGTTGACGCTCGAACCGGAGATTTCCATCACGGAAAGCCCGTTGAACATCGCCATTGTGTCTCTGTATTCTGTATTCGCCATAAATTTCCTTAGTTAAGCTAAAACGCGCCGGAGAACTTCCGGTGGTAATTTTCTGATTTCGTCGGGGCTCATCCGCTCGAGATCCTTCATCGATTTAATTTCTGAGCCATTAACGAAACTGCCTTTTGTGCCGGGCTGCTTGCCCCCTGCTACCGCCTGAGATTTGACTACCGACGGGTACTTCTTCGCGAGCGAGTTAAGGAACTCAGAGAGCCCCATCCGCTTCGATCTCGGGTCTTCCTCGCTTGGTATCGGCTTGCCATCTGCACCCTTTACAAATATGCCCTCGGCGTCGCTGTCGAGGTGTAGCTCGATTTTGCCCTGAATGAGCTCGAGAGCGTCCTCGTTGAATATCTTGGCCGCCTCTTGTATAGCTGGTGTGATTACCTCGAACCGCTTCACCTTTGACTCAAGCTCTTGCGCCCGCTTCTCAGCTTCTGTGAGCTTCTTCGAGAATCGCCCCTCTACTTCCTTGGTGACGTGCTGCTCAAAGTCCTGGCGCTCTTTGTCGCCGCCCTTCTCTGCCCGCTCGCGCATCCACTTGTCTTTATCGGCCTTGAGCGAGTTTAGCTCCTGTTGAAGCGCTGAGACGGTCTTATTTGTCTCCTCATACAGCCCCTTGAAGTGCTGCGCGTGCGCTCTCTCGGTTTCCACCGCCTTATCTGGTGTGGTGGTGGTTGTGGTTCCTGCTTCTGGCGTCGTCTTTGTTGACTCGCTCATCTATTCCAAGCTCCTCTAATCCGCTCAATTAGTCTGTTAAACTGCGAAGTATCCAAACCGAAAAACTTTCTAATTGCCTGGTTGTACCGGGCCTTTGTCGCCTCCGCTGTCGAGGAGAAGAATAGTCGCCCGACTATATCCTTGCCGACCTGCTCCACCTTCACGGTGATGTTCTTAAGCATGTTCCCGGTGACTGTTAGGTTCGGGGTTGCCTTACCGGTCTTCTCTAGCTTTGCCTTCCCGTATCTCTCGCTGTAGCCCTTGAAGCCCCTAGAGTCCACATCTCGCCCCTGCAGGGTTCGCTCTACGATCTCTGCCTTGGCATCAAAGAGGGCCGCCCCTAGCTCCCGCTTGGTTCTCTCTGCCCTCTCGTCTGCAATGCGCTTTAAGTCGAAATTCTTTTTGAACGTGATGCCGCTAATCGCCATCTTGGTATCCGAGCTCCTTTGCCTTCACTAAGCTGATAGGCGTCCACTGGTGCCGACAGTTATAGCCGCCACCGTAGATCATAGCGTCCAAGCCCTGCCCGTTATCGAGCGCCGCAATCTCCTCCGCTGTGTATATCGGAGGGTCGCGATCTAACGTCTCGTGGCAAAAGTCCCGGGTGATTTTGTCGTCCGGTCCCTGGTAGATAAAAAGCTCAAGCCCAAGCTCCTTAGCCTTCGACGCCTGTATGGTGCGCGAGAAAGCCGAGAGAGAGGTGTTAAGCTCTGCCTCAAGGTTCGCTCTGATCCTGCCTGTGTACTTTTCCTTTATCGCCCCGGCTGCTGGAATCTCTCCAGTAATAGCCCCCGAGATAATCTCTCGACGAATATCGCCGACGTACGAATCAAAGTTTTTGGTAACATCCTCTGCCGAGAAGGTTATCAACTGCTCTACTATCGTCTTGTCGGTGTCCCCGAATATCTGTTTGCCCTTAGAGTACTGCTTGAGGTCGTCGCTGATTGCCTTTAGCTCCTGCCCGAATATAGCGTCAAGCCGCCCTATCTCTTCGTTGAAGCCCTTGTCTATCAGTACTCTCCGAATACCGCCCAGGATCCGAGCTGCATCAACCGCGCCCGTTGTCCCGGCCTGAATATCCATCAGCACGGTGTCTATCGTATCGCCTAAAATCTTTTCTAGCCTCGCAACGAACGCCGCAACCTCTAGCTCGTTTGCGCGTATACGCTCCGCGACAGCCTTATCACCCTTCGCCATTTAATGCCTGGTCTATAACTCCCTGGCGTCTTTGTCTCTGGGCCTCCTGCCCAAGAGCGTCGCCGAGCTGAACCTCGCTTACTGCTTTAAGGGCTTCTTCTTCGCGATCTTCTGGGAGCCCAAGCTTTTTGATCGCCTTTTCAATTGCAGCTCTCTCGACGACTTCGACTTTGGAGAACTTGTCTTGGAAGACTCCATAGACTGAGAGGAATTGATCGACGCTATCTGGTTTGATTGCCCTATCCAGCTCGATATCAGATTTGAAATCATTCTTGCCAAGAAACTTAGCCCAATTATTGATCGACTCATTTACCGCCACCTCTATATCTTCGAGTGTTGCTTCTACTAATGCGTAGGTATTGTCCTTTTCCTCCGACTGAGCGCCCTCGGCCTGAGTTAGTTTAGAATCAGAGGGGAGAAATCGAAGCTGATTAAGCCCGACCTTGAACACGTTATTGAGTGACTCCTCGCATGCAAGAGATAGCGCTGTGGGGTCGCCAGAGGGTAGCGTAAAGGCGTCGCCGTCAGTTGGTAGGAAACTCCAGGTGTACTCGGTAATCGCCTTCATAGCCTCGTTATCGGTCGTATTTATGCCCTTAACGAAGCCCTTTTCGTAGCCCTGAAAGTAGTTGATATTGTCCCGGTTGGATCGCAGGTTGTAGTACCTGAGCGTCTCCTCGCATGCGTCGTGCAGCCACGGCTCCGAGTCCATAACCACAACAGGGATCTCGGTAAGCTTGGTTTGAATCGGCTCTCCGTCTAACTGCCAGGCGTATCCGCACCCGGCGTTCTTAGGGTCATAGAGCTTATAATTGCCCTGTTCGTCTTTGTCCGCTGTGTACTTGATGATCGTATATTGCCCGTCGATTATGGCGAGCTCGTGCGACTGGCGCTGCGTCTTTGGTTGTTGGTTTGCGCGAAGCCTTGGCAGGTTGAGATCGAACTCGTGTCGAAGCACGTTATAGCGCCCGATCCTCTTTGAATCCGACGCCTCAATATCCCAATCGACCACATCTAGGGGTTCCAGTAGCTCGAGATATGGCCTGAAGCCTATCTGTGCATCCTCGCCCGCGCTCTTGCCGGTCTTGCCGAATGCGTCTGCGAGCACTACCGCCTTTCCGTAGAGTAGAAACGATCTGAGCATCCGGTCACGAACAAAGGTTTTTAGGCTCGTCCCGTATCCGTCAATGTTAGCCTCTGCGCCATACGGCTCAAGAATTGCCTTACTGACTGGTCCGATCTCCATGTCTTTTCTGAAGAAATAGGAGGTCCAAAGAGATATTAGAATCTCGGGAAGGTTTAGGTATCTAGTGCGCTGCTCTCGGGCCGCCCTGAGTCGCTTCGCTGTATCGTCACCCTTTAGTTCTATTGCGTGCGCCCACAAGTATTCGAGCGTAACTAATATATCGTGTTTCCCTTCGTATAAGTCGCGGTATCTGATCCAATCCGGCTTCAGGTACTTATATTTGGGGTGCTGAAATAGCTGTGTTGAGTTGCTCAATTCAAGTTAGTTCCAAAAATTCTAGGTTTGTTCGGTGCCTCTAGGTCTTCTTCTCGCGTGAGCTGGAATAGAGGGTATCCAGTCGCATCGCTGTAGTGGGTCCAGTCTTCGTCTTTTGGCTTTTCTATCTGCCACATGCCCTTCTTTAGCCCGGTGTTCGTGTGGCTCTTTATTAAGTTCCTGCACCAAGCCGCGACTACATACTGCTCGTAGGCCATTAGTGCGTTGACTCTATTAAGCCGCGCCTCTATTCCTGGCGCTGCTTTCGCCGCTAGTATCGAAACTCTATATCGCGATCTTAGTGCCTGGTTGATCTGGTCGTATGCGTCACTCGATGCCAGGTGAGAGCCGAAATACCCTGAACAGTCGCCGTATACGTGCACGGGGGTGTCTCTGTACTCCTTCGGGTCGAACTGCGCTATAAACTCCGCGCATGCGTCTAATAGCCCTCGGCTCTTGCCTGAGCTCTCCGCGAGCGCAACGAACCGAAAGTATCTATACCCTCCACGCTCAAAGGGCTGCCGCTGCATAACCACCCACGCCAGTGGGCTTTTGTTGAAGTCCCAACATAGGAGTAGTGGTAAGTGCTTGCTCGGCTTAACGTCGAGCACAACATTCCGAGAGTGTAGGAACTCCCAGTAGGCTGTTCCCTTAGTGAACGGAACAAAGCGCCCATATAGGTAACTCTCTAACCGCCCTAAGTCATATCCGTAAATCTGTTTGAGCTTCTCAACGTAACCGGGCCGGACGTGCGTGTTGTCCTCGGTGTGTAATATCGTCCGGGTAGCGTTTCGCTCTATGTCTATTTCGTCGAAGTTGGCCGCCTCTGCGTACCAGTTCTCGGTGCCCTCTGGGGTGCCCTCGCCTTGCCCCTGTATTATAGCTGCCTTTGGGCATCGTGCTCGGCTTTGGCACTTATCATACCAGTCACGCGAAGGGTAGTACCCCACCTCTGTGGCGCTCCAGTGCGAGATATTCTCGCCCACCATCAGCCGCCACTTATTAGCGCTATGCCCTAAAATCTCTTGCCCCGTGCGCTTAATCTTTATCCGTAGAGCGCTCCCGCCCACTACTGAATAGTGAACACCATCCACCATTCGATACTGGTTATAGAAAGCCTCTATAAACGCCGGTATGTATATCGACTCGAGCTTTGCGTAGGTCGGGCCGACTATCCAACTATAGGGGCTCCGGTAGTTATCGAAGCACCTTTGGATATGCCAGAGGGCCGTGCCGTAGGTCTTCCCGCTGCCTAGCCCGCCAGTAATCCAGTTCGTTCTATCCTGTGTCTTGTCTTCTAGCCTGTCGAACACCCACCACGGTATTTCCGTGATATGGGTCGCCGCTTCGGTCATTCTTCTGCAGCCTCTTTGTCGGGCTTAACTAGCCTCAAGGGTTCTAGAGAGCGGGTGAGGGTGATAGCGGGGGGGGCTCCTGCTCCCTCTTCGATATTCTTCTTTTCCCAAATCTTTCGCCGGATCGCAGCGTCCCAAGTCTCTGGCATAAGAGCCGCCAGCACCTCGAGAGCAACCTTGCCCTGTTCTGGGTCTTGGGTCGCTTGCCTAATGCACTCAATAGCGTTCTGGAGTAACTCATCTTCAAGTTTGGCCTTGGTGTCCGAGAACGCTGCCTCCTTCGCCTTGCGTCGCTCCTCGAGCCGCTCAATGAACTCCTCGTTATGCTTCCAGGCGCATGCCGTCTTCTGAGAGATTCCGACGGCCTCGCAAATTTGTTTTTGGTTCTGCTTCCCTTCAAGGGTGAGCGTTATAAACTGGTCCTGCGCTGCCCGTATATTTTTGGCGCGCTTCTTAGAGATCATATACCTCTATTTACCGACCTGTAGTGAACTGGGTTAATCCTTTACCCTCTGGGGCTCAGGCTCAATTAGCTCGCGCCGGATGAATTCCCGCTCGAGCCGCTCCTCTATCTTTCTGAGCATGCGGTAAACTCTGCCCACTGAGCATCCGAGCTCTTTGGCAATATCCTCGCATGACTTTTGCTCTGTTCTGTCGCCGATAAAGCGCCAGGTAAACGCCCAGTACTCTTCGTGCGTCGAGTAGCGCATAACTCGCCCCATGCCGATTGCTATGGAGCTCCAGATATCTCTGGGCGATCCGCCTGTGAAGTCCTCTTCTTGCGGCTTATGAAAGCGCTCGGGCTCGTAGAAATTAACGTGCTTCTGCCGCGCTGGGTTGCTCTTGTTGTAGTATGCTAATGCGTGGCCGACTGAGCCGAAAGGAAATACAGGCTTTTGTTCCATCATGAGAATATCACCGTAAATCTTTTTCTGTAAGATCCTTTTCTTTGAGAGCAACCTCAGTTAGCAACCGATGAACGTACCAGGATCCCTTCCTCTGCATGTCGCACCTGTCAACTACTTGACTCCGACAGAAGCTTATAATCCTCCTCCTGGCGTCCTCTACATCCCCAACAAAGAACGAGAGCCACCACCGGAACGACCTAGCGACCTTCTCGGTCTTATTCCCGCACATAAAGGCAAAGGCGTTCCGCCTGAGTATCCGAATGTCCTGGCTCCTCCTGCTGGTCGTGCAGGCGTCAAAGATCGCCCGTGTCACTACCGCAATCGCTAATCTCTGCTCGGGCTCGGTTATTTCGCACGCCCGTAGATCCGCCCATTGCCCTACTAGCCTGTGTGCTCCGCTTTCTTTCCTCAAGTAGAACCTCCTGTCGTAAATCCGTTAGGTTTCGCGCATCCTGAATGACTATTAGGGTCGTTCCCGGTGTGTAGTTAAGATTCGGGTAGCGAGACTTCTGGTATATGTGGATCTCCGCTTGTCTGTCCGATTCAATGACACCGCACGACTTGAGCCAGGATCCGATTATCTTCGGGTACGAGTGAGGGTCTTTGAGCGGTATCTGCCCTGCTAAAAGAGCCTGTACGCACACAGGGCGAGCGCCGAAGTATGGGAATGACAGGGCCGACTCTACGAGCGTCGATGCGAATAGCGTCCTCGCTGCGTCTATCTTCACCCGTATCGACTGGAGCCTAGTGTGCCCGGCAAGCCGCATACCGCCCAAGTGAGCGAGCGGGCCACCCATCTCGATCCACACGCCCGACACGTCTACGCCAGGGATCGCCGGAAAAGCCCGGACGGTACAGAACGAGTCCCTAAGTAATTGCTGCCTGATCGACTGGACAGGCATAGCTCTTTCTACGGTAGTCGTTCGCACTAATTCCAAGCCGTCGTATTTTTTCATGTAGGGTTGACCTTCTGACATTTAAAAACTTCGCCGCATCGCTAACCACGCCGCCGTACTGAGAGAGCGCGTACTCTATGCACAGCCGCTCGAGTAGGTTGATCGCAGTCGGTAAAGAAAGGTTCGCGTTAATCTTCATCTTTGCCCTCCTTGTAAACCTGCCAGGATTCCCATAGCTTCCCCCCGTAGGTTGCCGATAGGTATCCGGCTCTAAACGCATTACGCTCCTCTACTCTGTCAGCTCGTTGATCTGAACGAGCCGATTGATCCGGCACTCCGTGTACTTCAGAGTCAGGGTTTTCGGCCTTGGGCACGGGGTCGAAATAGGAGTCGGCGAAGGTGACGGTATAGGAGACGGCTCCGGTATTGGGGTCGGTGTGGGCGTAGGTTGCAACGAGGGTGTTGGAGTAGGCTGGATCGACGCTGCAAGTAGATACGGTATCGCGCTCCTGTGGTTCTGATTGAACTGCTTGACGCCAAAAAGGTACGCCCCACTGTTGTAGAACTGCCCTGAAGAATCTGTGCGTAGCACTCCACCATTCAAAATAGCCTCTATCTGCATCTGCCATCCAAGCCCCCTTTGGTTGAGCCAACCGTAAACTGGTAAAATTAAGAGATTGAGATCGGGCTGCGGGTTGAGGTCGTCGGCATTGCCGATGCTTCTATCGGTATACCGAAACGCCTTTGCGCCCGAGTCCCAATTATTCGTCCAAATATATTGAGCGCAGGATTGAATATCGACCTGAGAGGCCGCTGCAGCGTTTGCGTATACGAGCGCCTCGACTGTGAGGGCCACCATGAAGGGCCGAACGTACGGGGCGTTCTGCAGCACGCACCACCGCCGCAAATGCCCTCTGGCGTCGCTTATTAGCTTGTCCAGTCTATACTGCCGGGGAGCTCCCATCGATGCCGCATCGACAAGAGCGCGAATCCCGTACGCTACCTCTCTGCTGAGATCCGGATTGGTGGTGTCCTCCGTCGTTGTGTCCCGAACGTATGCACCGTTCTGAGAGATAGCCACCACCGCAGCCCTAAGTGACGAGGTGCCGCTTCTCTCGTAAGCCCTACGCATCCCCGTTGTGAAGTTCCAAAACCCCGGGATATTGCCGTTCGCCGGTAGCGCATACTGCTCCGCGAAGAACCTAGCCCACTTCTCGGCGTAGTCGAAGTAAGTAGCGTCGCCCGTTGCCTGTCCGATCTGGTTATAAACTAGAGCTGCATCGTAGTAATATGCCGCGAGCTTGGGATCGAATCCCATCGCAGGGTCATCAACTGCGCCTCTGTGCATCTGCGCGAATCGCCGCATGTTGGAATTGTATAGGGATAGATCCGCCTCATAGTCTGCCTGGGCCGAGTAGATAATCCCCAGGAGTAGCATCGCGACCACCGCCGCGAAGAACACCGAGACTATGGCTCGAATAGATCTCTCATCTGCATCAATCTGGTTTCTCATTATCGCCTCTCGACTTGTTCTAAAGTTTCAATCGCTCCGCGCTCGTAAGCCTCCTCGACTAGCTCGCCCACCTGCCTGATTATTCCGTCCCTGAGCTGCCGATCTATCTCCTCGATGTCGAGATCCTCCATTGTCTCATCGAGCCAATCGTTAAAAAGCTCCCTTCGCTCTTTGGTCCAGAATCGTGGATCCTCGCTCATTTCTGCTCTCCGAAAATAATCTGTCGAATCTCTTTTAAAATCCTCTCCCTTTCCTCCTGTTTCGCGATTGCCTTGATCGCATGTGTCGTTAGGTGGTTTGGTCTAGATATAGACTCGTATGGGTCTTTCTCCTCATCCGTGAAAGTGATTCGGACTGGCCTAAAAACATCCCCGATATTCGGTTTTGGCAATTGAAAAAACAACTCTGTGTAGTAAATAGGCTGTTCTCCTTTAACAACCAAGCCACTTTCCGCGTCTGTGTTCAGTAAAATCTGAAGTGGTCCATCTCCTCCCATCGTATTGACCCACCCCTCAATCGGCTTTGTCATTTATCGCCTCCCGAATCTTGGTTAAGCAATTAATTAGCCAATCAAGATGTTCGATTGGTAACTGCGCCTCGGTCTTGATCGCGCCTTGTATCTCTATGTGCGTCCCTAGGTAGGGGTCTCCGGCCACTTGCCCGTTGTAACGAATCGCAAACTCAATACCCGATCCGTCATCGTATGGAATTTCGTAGGCTATTTTAGTTGGCTTTGTCATCTACTGCTCCGAATGTATTTTGATATTCGCAAACTTCCTAGCGATCCTCTCGCAGTAGTCTGCATATACCGGGCTTTGTTTTTTATCGTTAAACCACAGTTTACCCTCTCTGAGAGCAACCGACACACATCCAAGAATATCGACTAGCATTCTCATGTCCTCGCTTGTTATGTGTACCTCCTCGCCGTCCGAGGTGCGTAAGAATTCAAATAGACCATCCGGCTTCTGCTTGTTAGTCATGCGTAGTCCCGTAGATAATTAAAGCCTCGATAACTTGCCACTCTTCTGGATTGTCCCTAAGTGGTTGCTTAATACCGTCAAAATGGTCGTCTATTAATTCCTGCAACGTCTCCTCGTCGGGTGCCCACATGCCCATTTGAGGAACACCTTTCCATGCGACAAAGTATCCTCTTATAGATACGGATTTACTCATCTCCCTTCGCCTCCTTGTTGTGTGACATGGTGTAAGTCACATCTTCGTACTCACAGCAAATTTGTTGGATCGCCAGTTGTTGTGTATTGCAAGCTTCTCGAATCCCTACGCACGAAACCTGGTCGTCTATCACGGCAATAGCATCGGACCAATCCACATCATCGTCCCAACCGTTTAGGTCAACTTCGATTTTTGCTATAATCCAAGCTCGTTTTGGCTTTACGTTTGCCATACTAAAAACACCTCCCCCGAATTTCCTGAATACTAACTTCGTCGAAATCAAGTAACTTGTCTTTAACTAGCCCAAGCACACCGCTGTTCATCACAGTTGGTGACGCTATGTGGTCTGCTCCGATTCCATGCCCAATCTCGTGAACCATCGCGCTCAGGCTGTGAAGATACCTGTCCTCTCCCTTACTATTCGTGCGCTCAATAACCGAGTAGCTAACCGAGGAGGCGCATTTCATGCTCGATACCCCCGTCATCCACTTCGTGCCGTTCTGAATTACAGGAGGAACCAGAAAGTGTACTAGCCCCTGACGAGAGAACCGCTTCCTAGCTATTCCAGCCAAGCAATACCACCTATTAGCTCGTGCGCTTGAGCCGATGTCGTTTGCCCACTTGCTGCAAGCTTTGGTGTTGAGATAGCGCACTCGGTACTCTATTGGCTGGCCTATTTGCTGCTCGTATTTGGCTTTATATGCTTCTACGAACCCCGGCACCTGGCTTCGGTCGAAGTCCACGTTCTGAGTTAGGAACACGATTGTGATTAGGAGGCTATTCATTTTTCAAATACTCCCTCGCTACCCGATCAAACTCCTCGCTCGTGTAGAGCGTCCTTGTCTCGCCCTCGTTTACGCTGAAAACTCCATACGGGTTAAAGGCCGACCATCGCGGGACGTTGTGGTCTCCCGGATTCCAAGCCTCAATATATTTTAAGCTACTCGATAGCCGACTAAAGATTGTCGACGTGTACCCGTCACCATTAAACTCCTGCCTTAATGTGCCGCCACTTGCCCAACACTCTAAGATCTCTTTGATCGTTGGAGGTACGTGGAGTTTTTCGATGCGGCGGTAGTAATAACCATTAGGGAGTGTGTCATGGAACATGGTGAATTTCTTAACATCGCTTGGCGTATATTCCCTTGCCCACCTCCACCCATCGCACTCTATCTCTTCGGGCCATTTGTCGAGTTTCATTTCTCCCCCTCTTTCCACCCACACCAAGCACATTGCCCAGACGCCACAGCCATTGCGTAGTTTTCTAGTTTACATTTCGGACATCGCTGTAGAAATAGTTTGCCTCCTGACCGAAAGCCTATGTGCTCACCATCGATTACTACATTCTCTTCTTTTTGTTTTGTCTCGTTCACTTTATCGCCTCCAGCCGATATTTCTTTCCTTCAATCTCAACCACCTTCCCCGCACAGCTCGCCTCCTTCTTCCGCACGTCTATCCCTGTAATCTCAAGAAAAATATCAGCGTCGAAGTTTGGTAGCGCCAAAAACTTAGCCTTATTCTCGTCTGAGTCCTTAGCCCACCCTCGCGCCCACATTTCTTTATAGGTGTAGGTTCTTAAGCACCCGCCGACATTCCCGTGGTTCGGGAATTTCTTTTTCTCTGCTTGAGTCATGTCTTTCGACTCGATAAACTCTGTCAGCTCGTAGTTCAGTAGACTGGGGTGTTCTACCTCGGAAAACTTTTTATTCGTTGGCTTGTTGAAACTCGTTACGGTTGGCTCAATGGTGCAGAATATGCCGCTGTTCCTGTTGCCGCTGTTCCCGTAGCCGCTGTTCCAGTAGCCGCTGTTCCTGTCGCCGCTGTTCCAGTCGCCGCTGTTCCCGTCGCCGCTGTTCCAGTAGCCGCTGTTCCTGTCGCCGCTGTTCCTGTCGCCGCTGTTCCTGTCGCCGCTGTTCCTGT